CAGGCAGGGGCGGTCAAAGCCTTCCGTCAGGCCTTGGTCACGGACGAGTAGCGGAAGCGGAAGGAAGCGTCAAGGACGACACCCTTCACATTAGAACCGGTGACCGCAACCTGGGCACCCTGCAGCAGCGGGATGGTGGACAGGTCATCGGTTTCGAGCTTCTGGATTTCCTTCAACAGGTCCTCACGGGCCTTGGCGTCAGTCTCTCCGGCCTGCTTGACGATCAGATCGTTGACTTCCTTGTTGGAGTATCCGTTGTTCACGAAGTTGCCGTCACGGAAGAATGGGGACAGGTAGTTGTCCGGATCGGAGTAGTCAGGGAACCAACCGAGCTGGTAGACCGGGTAGGAACCATCGGAATCCTCGGTGACCACACGGTCCTTGTTGAACTGGGTCCATTCGGTGGACTGCAGGTCGACCTTGAACAGGCCGCCTTCCTCGAGCTGGGCCTTGATGGCCGCATACTCGTCGGCGGAGGACTGGCCGTAGTGGTCCGGGTTGTACTGGAGCTTCAGGTCTACCGGGGTCTTCACACCGGCGGCTTCGAGGGTCTTCTTGGCCTTGGCCGCATCCGGCTTGCCGGAACCGTCGCCATAGGCTTCCTTCAGGGTGTCGTCGTGGCCGGACAGGCCATCCGGAATGAAGGAGTACAGCGGGGTGTAGGTGCTCTTGTAGACCTTGGTGGCCAGCTCGTTGCGGTCGATCAGGCTTGCGACGGCCTGACGCACGGCCTTGGCCTTGTCGGCGTTCGGCTCGCTGGACTTCTCGCCGTACGGCATGATCTTGAAGTTGAAGGCAAGGAAGCGCTCTTCGCCGCCCGGTCCCTTGACGACCTTGACCTTGTTGTCCTTGGACAGGTCCTCGACGTCGGTCGGGGTCATGGAGCGGTAGGCCACGTCGACCTGGCCCTGCTGCACGGCCATCTTCAGGTTGGAGGAATCGGCGAAGTACTTGACCTGCACAACGTCGTTCTTAGCTGGGGTCAAACCCTTGTAGGAAACGTTCTTGGCATATGCCAGGGCCTCGTTCACCTTGTAGGAGGTGAGCTTGTACGGGCCTGCGAAGGCGTTGTCCTTGACGATGGTGTTGGCATCGGTCAGCTTGTCGGCGGAGAAGGACTCTTCGTCGACGATCGGGCCGGCCGGGCTGGAGAGCACCTGCTTCAGGGTCACGTCGTCCTTGACCGCGGAGTGGAACACGACGGTGGTGTCATCCTTGGCCTCGACGGACTCGATGTTGGCCAGCAGGGAGGACGGACCGTTCTCGTCGTTGATCTTCTTGATACGGTCGAAGGAGAACTTGACGTCGGAGGCGGTCAGATCGTGGCCGTTCGCGAACTTCAGGCCCTTCTTGAGCTTGACGGTGAACTCGGTGCCGTCGGCGCTCCAGGTGCCGTCATCGGCGGCGATGTCCGGAGACAGCTCGGAAGTGTTGTAGTTCTGCGCGTACAGGAACGGGAACACCTGAATCTGCACGGCGTAGGAACCGTTGTCGTAGGAGCCAGCCGGATCAAGGCTGGTGATCTTATCGGTCGTGCCGACGGTGATGGTGTTGCCAGTTGCGGCGCCACCGTCCTTCACGCCGCCGCAGGCGGCCAGGGAAGCCAGAGCCGCGACAGAAGCCAGAGCGGCGATAACTTTCTTGCGATTCACTATGGAATCCTCTCTTTTCTATCCGAATCGCCCCTGTGCAAGGCGATATAGTGACAAGAATCGGCGCGCAATGTTAACCGTACGTTTCATTGGAGGCCGTTTTACCCACCTACCTTATATTCGCCGTTTTCTGCTATGCATTAAAACGGCGAAATTCCAACGTTTTAACGACTAGTGAAAGAAAATAAGAAAAACCAGCCATTTTATGAGACGGACCCAGCCAAAGTCGCATTCAAGGTCTACGTCCTTCTTTTTCACTCATTGCTTTCGCACAGAGAGACCCAGATAAGCGCGCGACACGCGGCACAACACGAATTGCATTAATCAATTAACGGCGTTAATATATTAAGAAGTTCAACGAGGGTCCATGCACTGTCGCAAGGAGGTGAGCATGAGTAGGTACAGCGCCCAACAGTCATCGATCTCGGAAAACAACCGTTCCCGCATCCTGCAATACCTGTACCACAATGGCATCTGCTCACGCGCGCAGATCGCCAAAGCCATCAAGCTCACTCCGGCGGCAATCACCAAAATCACCGCGAAACTGCTGGCGCAGGGCATCATCGAAGAAACCGGCGACATGGACGGAGACAAGAACCGCCGTTCCATCGGTCTGAATCTCAATTGCGCCAAATACCACATCATCGGCGTGAAGTTCGCCCGCAGTCTGGTGCAAATCGCGGTCTTCGACCTCCAGTGCAACCGTATCTTCCTGTCCGACTTGCCTACCGTCAGCGAAGAGCACATCCCCGAAACGGTGGAGCGCATTCGAGATACCGTACGCCAGCTCATCAAGGACGACCCCAGCATCGTGGCCGTCGGCATGGCGGTTCCGGGGCCCTATTTAAAGGACGAAGGACGCACCGCTTTGGTCTCCTCCATGCAGGGCTGGAGGCAAATCAACTTCATCGACGAATTCAGCAACGCATTCAGCGTCCCCGTGTTCGTCGAACAGGACGCCCGCGCCGGCGCGCTGGCGCAGTTCCTGCTCAATCCGGAACTGTCGGAAGGTTCCCTCGCCTACTATCTGCTTGGCGAAGGCATCGGCCTCGGAGTCATCGACAACGGCACCATCTACTACGGCGAGCACGGCACCGCCACGGAAATCGGACACGTCTCCATCGACGTGAACGGCAAGCCATGCGACTGCGGCAATGTCGGATGCCTGGAACGCTACTGCTCCGCCAACGCCATCCACGAACAACTCAACGCCAACCCGAGCATCGTTCCCGGATGCGAGACGATGACGCATGCGCAGGCTTGCACAGCACTGTTCGCCAAGGCGAACGCGGGAGACGAGACCGCGACGCTTCTGATGCTCGATGTTGCCCGATACGTTGGGTACGGCGCGGTCACCATCATCAACGCTTTCAATCCGACACACATCGTTCTTGGAGACATCATCGCGCAAGCCGGCCAGCCGTTGCTCGACGAAGTCACACAAGTCGTGCGCGAACGCACGATCCCCGAAATCGGGCGCAACACCCGAATCACCCTGTCCGCCCTGCCCACCGACGCCACCGTTACCGGTGCCGCCGCCGTGGCGATAACCAATTTTCTGGAACATCCTTCGATGTTCTTCGACGTCGCATAGCACGCCGCCCACCAAAGAAAGGAACCACCCATGTCCAAGCCAATCGTCATCGCCCTCGGTGAAATCCTGTGGGATATGCTCCCCACCGGCAAGCGCGCCGGCGGCGCTCCCGTCAACTTCGCCTACCACGCGTCCCAGAACGGCGCGGAAAGCTACGCCATCAGCGCCGTCGGTAACGACGAGCTGGGCGCCGAGCTGCTCAACGATGCGCACAGGGCCGGCATCAACACGCTGGTGCAGACCAACGAATACCCGACCGGCACCGTCGCCGTGGCACTGACCAACGGCATTCCGGAATACACCATCGTGCAGAACGTGGCTTGGGACCACATCGGCTACACCGACGAACTCGCCGAGGCCGTGTCCAAGGCCGACGCCATCTGCTTCGGCACGCTGGGTCTGCGTTCCCAGGAATCGCATGACACCATCATCAAACTGCTCCAGCATGCCAAGGAAGGCGCGCTGAAGTTCTTCGACATCAACCTGCGCGCCAACTTCTACTCCAAGGAGCTGATCGAGGAGCTGCTGGGATACGCCAACATCTTCAAGATCAACGACGACGAGCTCATCATGATGCGTGAGATGTTCTCCATTCCGGAGGGCAACGACGAAGAGGCCTGCAAGTGGTTCATGGATCGCTTCGATCTGGAGTACACCATCCTGACCGGCGGCGCGACCTTCAGCACCATCATCGCCAAGGACGGCGAGACCTCCACTCTGCTGACCCCGCATGTCGAGGTGGCCGACACCGTCGGAGCCGGCGATTCCTTCTCCGGCTCCTTCACCGGCAAGATCCTGTCCGGTGCCTCCCTCAAGGAAGCGCATCGCGCGGCCGTGAACACCGCCGCCTACGTGTGCACCAAGGAAGGCGGCTGGCCGGCCTACCCGACCGAAGGCGTTCCGGATTACCTCGCCGCAGCAGCCAAGTAAGCGTATCTTCTCCTTTCATCATCACCGATTCCGCATGCCGTCAAATAACGGCATGCGGAATTTTTTTTACCGGTTTTGCGAAGTTTCGTCGGTATGATGAATCGCCGATAGCATAATTTGGTTTGTCGGATAAACCGTGGTATCTTGAAATGTCTGGCTATAAAGCCGGAAGGTTTGATAATTCAATATTTGGGGATGATCGGTTTCGACGGTGACCTGTTCGTCGCAGGGAAGCGTGCCGAGAACGTAGGGTCCGCTCGTGGATGCCCCCTACAAAAGAATAAGTGCTAAATCTAACCGCACTGAGTTCGCTCTCGCTGCCTGAGCTTCGCGCCAGGATTAACCAGTGGGCAGCCGCTCCGTTCACTCCCCCTCGTCTTTGGGGGGATGTTGAGCGTCGTTTAGAAGACTTGCCTTACCGGCTGAGCCACAGGGCCGGCAAGGGACTTTTACTGTAGATATGCTCGCCATCAGTTGTCTGCGACATCGATGGGGGCAGAAAAACCGCCGCACGGCCAGCAGACTACGCACGTAGAAGACTGAGGGTTCGGTCATCGGACCGGGGTTCGATTCCCCGCATCTCCACGGATTGAAAGCCGCCAGAAATGGCGGCTTTTCCTTTATTTCCAACGGTTTGTGACTGTTGTCGATGTTTATCGAGATTACGAAAATCACGTCGTTTTCTAAAAAATGTTGCCAAAATGTTGTCACGGAACAAGCCCCCGAACAACAAAAAGCCCCTCCCCCAGCAATGCTGAGAGAGGGGCTACTCGTACTCAATGTACGAGTAGGTCATAGTTTGGTCTTCAACTCGCTGACGCCGATCAGGGCGCCGACGAACACGCCGACGGCGTTGATGGTAGTGACGAGCTCGCCGCAGTGCGGCAACCCCCACTGTGGGCCGACCACGCCGACCAGCCACGCGACGGCCGGCAGGGCGATCAATGCGAGCCACTTGAGTATGTCGTATACCCTGCCCGGCAGCAGGTAATCGGATTTCGGACTATTGGATTCATCCATTTTTCACCTCCTTAAACATTGCGGCAACCGTCTCCACAACGCTTAAAGTCGTGGAAACGGGAGTTTCAGCGCAGGTACTGTCCGGGATAGATAACGTATGGGCTGCGGATGCCATTGCGTGCGGCAGCCGACTGCCAGCCGGATCCGTAGATGCTCCAAAGGCTTTCGCCGGAACGGACCACATGGCCTCCGACCCCGCTCGAAGCGATGGACACGGACGCGCCGCCATAGGTGACGATCTGCCCCGGATAAATCCTGTTGACGTCACCGCTCGGCACACGCCAGGCGGACACCGGCTTCAGGCCGGTGCGTTCGGCTATGGCGCACATGGTGTCGCCGGAACGGACCACGACGCTACGCGAACCCGTGGCGGCCGTTCCGCCGGAACCTCCGCCGAGGCGACTGTTGACGATCTGCATGACCGCCGCGTAATTGCCACCCAACGCCTGCCTGCGGGCCGGATCATTGCCGAAGTCGCCGCGGATGGTGCGCGTGGCCAAAGCGTTCAGGTCGACCGTCGGAGCTGTCGTTGGCTGTGGCGTCGGCTTGACGCTCGGCAGATTCGCCGTGCCCTTGTCGTCGGGGTTCGCGTACTTGCGCCATGCCGCGCGGTCGCCGCGGAACTTGTTCAGGTCGAGGCGTCCTGACCAGCCGTTGAGACTGCCGTTGGACGTGTACTGCCTCATCACCTCGCCGCGCGCTCCGATGTTCCACGGGGCGGTCTGATAGCCGGTGACCATGTTCGTGGCGTACTGTGCGATCCAGATGCCGCAGTTCAGCTCGGTCTCCATGCCGGCGACCTGCCAGTAGCCGGAGTCCATCGTGTAGATGATGGGGTTCACGCCCGTCAGTCGCTTGACCTCGCGCGCCCACCTGCGTGGCCACTGCTTGTCGCCCCAGGCGGCGTTGTCCTGCGCCTCCCAGTCGAGGACCAGGACGCTCTTGTGCACGTATCCGCGCACATTGTCGACGAAGAACCGGGCTTCGGTCTCCGGGTTGCCGCCGCGCGCGTAATGGTAGACGCCGGTCTCCTTACCACTGTTGATGGCTCCGGCGAGTTGTCGGTTCGCGTCGGTGTTGACGCCGTTGGACAGGCAACCACCGTACACGCCGCCGGATCCCCATGTGGTGCCGACGATGACGAAATCTGCCGGCACGGTCGCGGTGTCGATGCCGCACTGCCAGTTCGAGATGTCGTACCCGTTCATGTCGGCCATCGCGGCCGGCGCGACCGCCATGGATATGGCGACCGCGAGCGCGGTCAGTAGCTTGCGCCATTGTCGGCGTGGATTCATGCGCTTGTGTTTCGGCTTGCCTTTGTTGAGGATGTTCACGTCCTCTCCTTTCCTTTGTCCGTACCGTCCGCCTTGTACGGACGGTGTGGAAATCTTTTGAATCTTTCAATCTGTGTTCGCGATATGCGCGTCACGTATGTCTTGGATCATCGAGGTTCCGGTTCCATTGCCGCCCAGACCGTGGTAAGCGGCATATATTCGTTCCGCGCTTTGCTTCAACGGAATGCTCGCAACACCACCTGCATCGACCATCTGATGGTGCAGAGCCTCGAGTTTGCAGAACAACAGTTCCCTGACGCCCTCATGCAGTGGATCGTGACGTTGGTCGACCTTGCTCAGAATCCAGGTGACGAACACGCCGCTGCCTCCGCTGCCGATGATGGCGATAACGATTGCGACGATGGTTTCCTGGCTCATTGGGAATCCTTCCGAAAGGAAAATCCCACACGTGGCTACCGTTGGAAGCCGCGATAACCACGTGTGGGATTTTGGAGGTTGAAATGTTGTTGGGAACGTTTGTGGATGAGGTCTGGTGGCCCTCCTGCGGGAAGCTTCGCGAGTGCACGAGGGTGGGCTACGAGTCGGCCTACCGCTGCCACATCCAGCCGAAATGGGCTGGCGTCGACATGGAGTCGATCACCGCGAACGACATCGAGGAGTGGCTCGGCTCGTTCAATCAGGCCGGCGCCGCGCGCAAGGCGTGGGCCGTGCTGCGGGCGATACTCCGACTCGCCTATCGCAAGGGAGTCACCGACAATGACGTGACACGTCGTGAAATCAGACTGCCGCACCTGCGGCGGTATGAGCCGCGCGTGCTCGACGCCAGACAGGTAAGACGGCTGCTCAAAGGCTTCTACGGTCACGCGTTGGAAGCCTGGTTATTGGTCTCCGTCTGCGCGGGACTGCGCCGATGCGAGTCCGTCGGCATTGAATGGGCCGACTTGGATTTACGCCGGGGAACCGTGACCGTCAAAAGGTCAGTGCAATGGGTCGCTGGACATGAAACGGTCACCGACCCGAAGACCGACCAGAGCCGACGGACGGTCGCACTACCACGGTTCGCAGTCAAACGGCTCGCGCAATTGCGCCACGGCAGAACCGGCAGGCTGGTCGGCGATCTGAACGCCAACCAGGTGGCAGCTCATTACACGTCATGGTGCCAACGCATGAAACTCCCCTGCGTGCCGCCAAGAAACCTCAGGCACACCTTCGGCACTCTGGCAATCGCTGCGGGAGCCGATATCTCAGTGGTCGCACGACAACTCGGTCACAGCGACATCAAGACAACCGCCCGCTACTATCTCCGCCCCGATTTGTCCGTGCTGAGAAGTCTGCAGCGGGCATGGGAAAGACTCATCATCGGAGCCGCGTAGCTTTCCGTAACCCAGACTTTGATTAAATCGCAGTATGGCACCGTGACCGGCGTGAAGTCTGGCAAGATCGCGCAGATTAGCATCAACTGGAAAAGCGCGAGCACTGACTCGTGGGGCAGTGGACAGTTCGGTACAATTCCGGAGGGTTGGAGGCCTGCGGTCGTCACGCATGGTACGTGGTCGGGGCGTGATGGTGGCAGCCAGCGTGATTTCATTCTGGAAACGAATGGCAATTTCCGTTATGCCAATTGTGGCGCGGTGCAGAACAGCGGCACGTTCTCCGGGACGATGACCTACATTCTCGCCTGAATAGCTTTCCGTAACCCTGCCGTTTGGGAAAAGCAATGGCAACGGAGGAATCTATCCAATCGGGAAAATACCCAATCCGAATGCGATTAAGGCTTTGAATGGCAGAGCCATACTATCGTCTGGGACGACAGTGGCGATTCCATTCATTCACCCGTCATATCTGCAGCGGTCAGTCCAAGTATCGATCGCGCCGGACGGGACCGTCAACCTGCTCGTTGGTCCCGAGGTGGCTGTCACAGGCGGAATCGTGGAAATCCACTTTTAATAGCTTTCCGTAACCCTGTACCAGGATTCCAATTGGATCATCATGCGTAACGGCAGGATGATTTTGATCAAGTTCAGTGGGAAAATCGGTTCGGGCAGTTGGGATGCTGTTGAATGTCCGGCAAAGCTCGCGTCCTGGTATCGTCCCATCGTTGACTTGTCGACTGTCTGCCTTGTATCAAATGGGCAAACGTCGCGAAGCCTCACGGCCAGAGCTGATGGAACTATCCGAGTGGCGAACATGGGAAACGTTGGCAGCAATCAGGATTGCGTCGGCACGCTTTGTTTCCCAATCCCATGATTTCTAGCTTTCCGTAACCCTTTCCGCGCCGAACACGAACTGGAAAGTGGATTACCGCACCGCCTTGGTCGGCAGGATGCTTCTAGTCGCATTCCACGCCAATCGCCTCAACACCGATTGGAACGCGGCGAAAGAGTGGGAGGTGTCACAGATTCTCAAACTCCCAGCCGGTTTGGAGGCGGCGTTCGAGGTACATTGCGCCGCAATATCCAATTCGAGCATCGGATTGCATGGCGTCGAAGTGCAGGTGGCGCAGCACACCATCGCCTTGCGTTCCTCGGGAAAGATGACAGTAAGCGCAAACGGGGGATGGGTCGAAGGCTGTATCACGGTGCCACTTGTCTAGGAGAACGTCACTCCACTAGGAATCGGCATGGAAAAACGCTGCATCAGAATGTTCTCCCTGCCAATTCCGCCAAGTAACGTAATACTGCCATCCGGATTCCAATTCGCTTGCTTGTTGTAGCGCGGATCCGCAAGACTTGATCCAACACATCCCAGTCCAATTGTGGCCGATGGACGTATCCCTGACTGATATAACCAGACACGGTAGTTCGAGATTTCGACGGTTGATTTGAAAGAGCTCAAATCGACATACAGCATGTTGCCCTTGACGGTAATCGTGTTGGATCCACCGTATAGGGCGCCAACAAACGATCCTGTGTCCTGAAACTTAAAGGTAGCAGTGAGGGCTACGGAAAGCTATTGCAGTGCCATCCAACAGCCGTGCGCCGTGGAGTAAGCGGATTTCGGGTCGCCAAGCATCTGCACCTTCCCATCACGCATGACAAGCAGGCTGAAACCGCAGGACGGGAACGATATGATGCTCTGGTCGGCGAGCGGACGGAACGCTTCTGGGATGGTCTCATTCGCCGTCGAGTAGTTCTGCTGTCCACTGCCGTCGAACTTGACGTTGCCGTTGATCGTGACGATGCGTCCGACGCGACATAGAGTGAGTCTGCTGTTCGTGTATGGAGGTTTCCATGGCTGGGTTACGGAATCCCACAGCTGGCTCATCGGAGGCAACTGCTTGACAAGCATGACAGGAGTTCC